AACATCTCCGGCCTCCTTGGAAGCGGCCCCGGCTTTCCTTGCTGACTTCTCAGCTCCTGCGTAACCAGAAGTTACTGCATTTAATTGAGCTTGTGTCTTACCCCATGAAGCAAGTAAATTCCGTTGAAAAGCCGTCATAGAAGCCTGGGCTCTTGCCAACCCAGTGGTGTTTACCATCAATGACGCGGTTAGGGTTCCTATATCCATAGCAATTTACTTTTCCTTTTTTGGTTCACCTGGTTTCCGTGCAGGTCGACGAATAGCCCTTCTTTTCTTATCAGTAGTGTTCTTCGCCACTGGTTTCTTCCTTGGATCGGGACGTTTACTAACTGACTTGGCTAATGCCATTAGAGCTTGTTTCATCTCTTCCACACTTTGTTTCCTTGCTATTTTCTTTTCTCCACTCCAATTAGGCATAAACTCCGTTGGTAAAACTTCCTTAGGAGTGTGTCCCTTCTTGGCATACAAACGACTCACAATGTTGACAATCAGTGAGTCTAGAACAGCAAAACTGTATTCATCCCTCCATTTTCCTATTGGATCGAGTTGATCGTGTGCTTCCCATTCTGTTACTTGAGCGGATGTCAACTGATCCAATAGGATGTCTGGATGGGGATATCCTAATTCTCTGCAGAGGCGGAAGTAGAATTGGCGACTTGGTCGCCGCTTGAGTTTTTTACAAGATTCTCCTTATCCTCTTCAGAGATTTTGTTTATCTTCTGTGCAACATTTACAATTCTTTCAAGCCGAGCTGCACTCATGTTCTGGCTTAAGGTTGGGTAATCCTCCGCTGCGAATATCATATTGCCCTGCTCATCACAAGCAGTACAAACGGCTAACTTCGCACGGAAGTCTTCCAGAGATTTTTCATACCCACCTTCTGCGTTCTTGTTCTCCTTTATTAGAGACTGTTCAAAGCGGTCACGTTCACGTCCTGTCATTTGACGAACGAAAACAAAATTGTCATTACCTAAATCGACTTTCACGATTTCGAGTTTCTCCTTAGCCAATAAGGCTTTTCTGTCAAGAAAATTTCCCATGATTAGTTAAAATTTAATTGTTAATTGTTAATAATAAAAGAACCTTGATTAGGTCAAATTCACGAATTCAAATTACTTACGGAGTTGCAGTTCCTCCTGAACTGATTTCAACTTTACCAGTTACCTGTATCGTAACGTCTGCGGTGATCTTATCGTCTGCGGGGATCGTCAGAGGCAACTCAGTCACAAGACCTTCAAAGTCAAGTGAAGTACCTTCCACATCCGGCAGGTCGATCTGATAGTTCTGTGCAGTGTTACTTTCGAAGTCAGTCTTCATTAACTCGTATGTATCACGAGTGAAGTTCATTGCGAGTACAACAGTTCCTGCATTACGGAAACCTGTAATGAATTCCCTGTATCCTCCAGTAGAATCAAGTGAGGTTACATCAATTGTATCCCTCGACATACTCGGGCCGGTAATAGAGTTGATTTCGGCAACAGCTACCCATGCGGATCCGTTCCACCGATTAAACACTGTTCCTACACCAGCCACAGCATTACTTGCCATTTTTACCTCCTTTTTTAAACAGCTCTTCGCTGAATGTTAAAATTAATAATAAAGCGAGCATTATTGCTATCATCCCAATCCAACAGAGCGGGACCGTTGGAACAGTAGATAACGGTATATAAAGCCCCATTCCATGTCTCTTGTTTTTTGCCATGTAACAGGTCCTTTATTCCATTTGCCATAGTCCATCCATTCACATACGAACTATTTCTAACTCGTATTTGGATGGAGGGACGTTCATATCCCTGATTAGATAAACTTAAATCATGTGTATATCCAGGGGGATCAAATATGGTAACACAATTTCTAGGAGAGGCAGGCTCCTTTCCAATATGTAAATTACCACCAAATGTTAATCCTAATCCTCCGGCGACTAACATATCCTTTGTATCTTCACTGGGTGCGTTCATTTCTTTATCATTGCGTTATCCCTAATTATCTTTGCTATCTGCCATGTGCTTCTTTTAATAGCAGTTTCAAACCACTTAGGCCCTGACTGTGGTCTATGAAATTCCCTGTCAACCATTTCGTGTACAGCCATTGCATAGTTAGCCGTATAACCCATCATAACCATTAACTCAGGACTGATAGCACTTACCAACGCTTGAGCCTCAGCAATAGTATTGATATGGTCCTGAGACAATTCAGCCTTCCTTGGTCCTTTAAAATTACCAGTGCCTAAGGTACGTCCAAACTTATCTTTGACATTCACAGCAATACCTTTCTTCATTAACCCATTCCCTCCAATCATTGTTGAAGCTACCGTAAACCAACTGGCTCTCAAATTACCTAAATCAACTGGAGTAATTGGATAATTCCTTTCTGTTTCTCTACGAATAAATGCAGCAGCAAGTAAAAGTCCCTGCACAGTACCTCCTTCAATATTCAAGAGGGCTTTCTCAAGATTTGACAAAACAATATCAAATCCTTTTATACCTGAGTTTGGAAGTACTGATATTCCCATCTTCTTTAAGTTAAGAAAGGTGTCAAATATGCCTTACGTAGAAAGTCAGTGTCAGATCTTAGTGAAGGAGTTTTTTCATACCTTTTAATTAAATGTACCCCTTCTATCTGGGTAAGATCTACATCACCACTGCTTTCACCACTGCTTGAAAACAAGTCGTCCAAGGTTCCTAAAAACAATAATGCATTCTCTTCTAAGTCATGTTCTGTGAAAACTATTGCCCTGGACAAAAGTTCTTCTCCATTTGCCATTAGGATTATCTGTTGTACGTCTTCCCAACGACAATCAATCTCAATTGGATCATCATAGAGTTTACCTCCATATCCATCCTCTTGAGGATTACCCCAATAGACTGCCGTTTGATTTAGGCGTCTCCTTATGAAATCTTGAATACCCATTTCATTAATATTCAGATCTTGGAACTGCAAACATTGTGGCTGCTCTCTTGCCAGCTCTTGCTAATAGACCTGTCACGTCTAATGTCTTCACCATTTGTCCATATGGAGTGGAATCCAACATCTTCCCCCACTCTCCTGTATATGATACCTCGGCATCACCTAACCTTTCTTTACTTGCAACTCTATGTATGTCTGTGCAGGCTATCATGTGTGCCGTAAGCCATCTTTCAATTTCCTTAAGTATCGTTTCAGTCATGTCAGTATCGTACTCAAATACTTTATTAATAAAAGCATTCGCAGATACAATCAACCCGTCGATGACTGTCGTCGACATCTTACAGTTGTCCATTATCTGTAAAACTTCTGCTGAAGTAACTCTTACTGCCATTATATCCCCCTTTCTTTTTTACGACTTGTATTAAGTAACTCATCTGCCAAAGTTAATACCTGTGGTTTCCAAGGAAGTCCAATCCAATCTAAGGTTTCATATACCTGCCTATAATCTCCATTTACCATTCGTTCTGGCCATATCACCTTGCAATTTAATCCTTCGGATATCATTTCAATAAACTTCTCCTCGTATTTATGAACCATCCAAAGCCAACCATCCTTCTCAGTTTGAACTCCTACATTTGATAAATTCGTTTCATTCTTAAAGGCTGTCATATACCCTGTCTTGGTACAAGACTCAACGATATCTCCTGTACGCCTTCTTACAATTACCCACTTGGCACTTGGAAACGCATAGTTCCATATAGGCCATAAAAGACTTGCTCTTGAACTTTTGTACATCCACGTACCTTTTTCGTATCCTTCAACCATTAATTGCCCCAGAATTAACTTCTTCCAATTGGAAGGCAATGTATGAATACCATTAGGCAGTGGGAATTGCCCCATTGGATCATATCCATTAGATTCCAAGTAGGCAGATTCCACAAGTGATTGAATAGCTCCATTTTCATAAGAGCCTTTATGTAAAGACATATCCCCTCCAAATGCTCCACAGAGATTTATTACTCCTGCCACAATACTTGCACCACTGCGAGGTGCACCTGTAATTATTATGGGGGAATTGTCTTTCATATTTTATAATCATTTCGTACGAGCTCACGTTCTTTATTCTTCTCAGGTATTGAAACGACACGTACCTTCTGTTGTGAATGTCTTCGATACCATGCCAAATAAGCATCACAATATCCTATCCTCAATCCTGCCTTTAAACATCTTAAATTAAATTCAAACTCTTCCATTACCCACAGTGACTCATTCATTTTACCTACCTTTTCAAATACCTCACGCCTGTACATCAACGTTGCACTATGGATTACATTCTTTACCAACAAATCTTGCAATGTGGGAACCTTTATCCTAGGTATGTACTTTCCAGGAGCTCTACCAGCATTCATAAATATCTCGTATGCATTTCCATGAATAAAATCAACATCTTGACTTTCAAGTGCATACACCGAATCCTCAATGCAATTATCCGTCAACATATCATCTTCATGTAACCAACGAATATATTTACCAATTGCTTGATCCAATACTTTATTGAAATTCTCTGGCCAATTCCCTTGTCCTTGACTTAATAATAATTGTACCCCTTTCGGAATGCTGTCTTTTGCTTGCTGCAGCCAACCCCGATCCCTGTTATACGGTATTATTACCGTTACCTTTTCTTCTGCCCGCAATTGCCGTGCAAAATCCTTTTCCACGTATTGTTTTACCCACTCTATACTTTGTACCCCTAAGATGCGAGGTTTACCATGAAAACATATTAAATTTGCATTGCTGGGAAGTGTATCCAACAACTTTCTGCTTCTTGGTTTAAAGTCAATTATTGTCTTGGTGAGATCTTGCCAATACATATCAGCCTTTACAACATTCCTCAAAAAGCCATCCATTCTTCTACCAATAGGAGCTTCTGGTTTAGCATTCCAAACTGTTCTTATTTTCTCAGAGTTTGCTGGAAACCAAACCAATCCGGTTGCCAATCGTCCCTTCTGCCAAAAGTCTTCGAGTGTGATAAACTTACTTTTATCTGTAATTAAATCAAAAATATTTTCTAAGGAATTAATTACCGCGGTATCCAAGTCCACATACAAAAAAGGTCTGTACTTTTCCATTTCAGGTGAATACAAATGCATACGAGCCCAAGTTCCTGGAAGTGTTGTTTTGAATGGAAGAAGTGTAAATCCTCCTAAATCCATGACATCAGTAGCCTTATCCCAAAGACAGTATATTTTTGGTAAGGTAGAAGACTTCCAATTCCCATTAATATGACGTACAATTAACTCAACGTCTTTAATGGAAAAGTCTCCTCCACTACGAAGAACCAACATTATGTTTTTATTCTCTTCCACAGTCTTTAAATATTTTATTCTTCCACCATCCAAACATTAACTGTTCCCAAACGGATTCCCAATCAAATTTATGTTCTTGATAAAAATCTTCTAACATTTCTTCTGACAACTCTTCCCAATCGTCTATCAACAAAACAGGAAGATGGGAATAGAACATCACATTAATGCACTTCTTCACAATTGGAATAGTTCCCAAATATAAGCATTCCCAAAATCTATGACAATCAATGCCACTACCCTCAGGGCATATCATAAATTTATGGTTGCAAACATTCTCAAGATATTGATCAAATCTTAATCCATTCTTACCATGAAATACAGTCATCCATTTTGCTTCTCCAAATAATTCGTAAGGACGTTGACGTTGTGCACGATTGTTCTTTATATTGTGATTCATGTACACCAACTTCTTATGAGGTAAAGGTTGTTTCAACATCTCTTCCATTTTTGCTCTCTTCCTCAATCCCTTCCACCAACGATTGTTTTCAAGTCCTATTGGCAAGGATTCTACCTTAGGATGATCTATATTTACATTTTGACTATACCAATGTAGAACATTTTCAGGTGGAACCCAGTCTGCAGGTTCATCTGCATTATGAGTTATAATATAAACCTTTGTCCCCATTAATTCAAGTATGTCAAAAAGTTGTTTGGCATAAAAGGTATGAGTATATATAATGTCACCATCCTTCAACTTTTTAAAATCTAAAGTATTTACAAGGTGACAATAGTCATCCCTATAACGAGTTGATGGTGCATATTTATAATCTGCAACATCTTCAAACTTCTCTCCTTGTAACCAATCTATCATTTTATCAATTCAATTATCTTGTTTTTTAATCTTCCAAAAGGATTCATCCATCCTATTGACCGCAAAAAGTTATCTTCAACGGCTGGCAGCATTTCATCATATGTATTTGAGTTAATATGATTGCATGCTTTTATAATCCCTCGCACACTATGCACTTGAAATATTCCATTAATATTGAAAAAGTCACCAATATTTGTACAACCATAATAAATAGGAACAGTCTTTGATTGAAAACAATCCAACAATTTCTCAGAGAAATAATTCTTTACGGAACAGTTTTCTATTGCTATATGAAACATCGAATCAAATAAAGGCTCCTTACTGGCTCCCAAAACAAGTTCGCCTTTGTACTCAACTTCTTTCCAAGGTATGAATTTGTGGGAATATTTCGCAGTCCCACTTAGGAAGAATCGTTTGTTTAAATAAATCAAATGTCTGTTCCTCCATAACTCATGACGTACAGCATACCCGTCCATGGTAGAATCCTTTTTCCCTCCAACTACCGTAGAAACTGAAAAGGTCTTCAATTTGGAAACATAATTATGAACCCAGGTATTTGGAAAATGAAACAACTGTGCTTTAGAATTGGACTCAAGTATATCTTCGTGGAAAGTTAATAGGTGTGTATATAAATGCATATTCTCTTTATTGACAGCCCACTTGTATAATATTCCTTTTCTAGGTTCTTCCAATATCACAATACGAATACCTCCCTCAGGGATCTTCTCCTGTGGAATTTGATCAATGTAAACCTCCACCTGTTTATTGGTATCAATGTCTACATTGATAGGGTATCCGTAATGAAATTGAACTTTCATGCTCTTGCTGTAATCACATCGTTTGGCACAAACCCATCTTCAAGTTTGATAATATAATTAGGATTAACCTTTAATAATTCGTTGTGAAGACTCTCAACACTAAATCCATGCTTATGTTGTTTCCAAAGTCTCATATCGTCAATCAATATTGAGTGTGTCTTAATTGAATGATCCCCAATAATCTCAAGTTCTTTCAACACCGTTGGATCTCCACTACCCATATGAGCGTCTAACCAAAAGGTAATAGGTTCATCAATAATAGAAATCAAGGCTCCTAACACCTTACGAGAATCTCCAAATATCATATGAACTCTAGGTTCTTTTAAATAACGATTGACACAATGGGAAAACCATTCCGTCTCAATCTCAATTGAATATACAATTTCAAAACCCTCATCCAATGCCTGTTGAATTCCATCTCCTCCACAGGCTCCTGTTTCAATAAAAATCCTATTTGGATATTTTGCGAATAAACCTTTACTTGCTGACATATTTTCTATTTTTATTATTCCATGAAACTTCCCAATGATGTACTGCATAGGAATAATCCTTTGCAAAACTTTTAGCATCGTTTGATGTAAACCTCATATTATTAGGGAAAGGATATAAATAACTGGTAGGTAATGCTACCACACCTTTCGTATATTTCGTAATAACTTCAAAAAACATCTTTGTAAAAAAGTAAGTACCAGTTGAATTAAATATTACCTTCCAACCTTTACTCGAGGTTGGCTGCATTGAATCAATTATTTTCAACAGTACTGGATGATTGGGAACACTTGCTATCAATCCAATATATAACTCTATGAATGCTGAATAACCAATCCCTGTTAAGAAATCCAAATACAACAAAGAATCAAAAGGTCTAAGGCATTCAAAATCTGTATCAACATATAATCCACCAAACTGATTTAATATGTGATACCTCAAATAATCCGACTTCTGTCCTAAATGTTCAATAGAATTAAACTCCTCACGTTTTGGAATAATAACTTCCCAAGTATTCTCATCAGTCCATAATTTATACTCCCAACTTGGATTCATTTCACTCCACGAACTCATCCACTTCTTATACTTCTCAGGAACCTCTCCACCAAGCCATATTTGATGAATCTTTTTTGGAAACCCAGGTTCTGCTCGATGTGCATTTGATGCAAAGATAAAGTTACGATAATACAAATCCTCCAGGATACTCCAACGGGGATCAGAATCTTTATAATTAACCAAATCACTGAAAAACTTGCTCATCTTACAAAGTCCTCCATTTTAATCCATTCCTTAGGATATCGGTACGTATCCGATAACTGTTCCGAATCATTAAGATAATGCTTAGGACGAATCACTTTTTTGTCAATATAGGTGTTCAATAATGCAGCCCACCAACTGTAAGTGCTATTGCTAATAATATTGTGTTTACAAAACCTCATCAATTCGAAGCACAAGTAATCTTCCATATCAACGAATGTAATTGTACGATTTGGAAAATACTGTTTTATGAATGTATTCTTACACCAAGGAATGTCGTCACTGAATATAAACAGATCCCCTTTCAACTCTTTTATTGCCGAGAAGTAATATTTCATAGGTAAATTAGAATACCCGCCTTTTCTCTGCATTAAATAATCTCCTCTCCTTATATGAACTGAAATAGATTCAGTACTCCAAATCTTCTCAGCCATTTCCATAAACTCCTCGGTATAATAACTTGTTTCAAGTTGAAACTCTTCACGAAGGGTAGGAATAATCTTTTCATAATAATCATAATACTGCCAATACCCATCAAAGTTATTATCATTCTTCATTTCAAATACCCCAGGATTATGCCCTACTCTTTTTTCATACACAATAGGATTCTTTGACTCAAATGGAGAAATAAGTAACCCTGTGACTTGAAATCTGTCCAATCGAAAAGGACGGGGATGCACGGCAAACTCCACACGATGAGGAACGTACCATGTGGTATCGTAACATACCATCTTACCTGTGTATGTTAAGACTTTACCAAAGGCATATTGGAACATTTGATTTCCCATTCCTCCTCTCATTTTAATTACGTTCATTCAAAAATTCTTTTACTGATGTTTTTCTAAATTGTGTAATCGCACTATTAGGAGACAAATTAATTATCTCAATACCAAACTGACTTGCGTCTGCCGCAATCTGATCAAATCCTCTTAGGTGTCTATTAAATGGTAATTTTCTAAGTCTTCTTTCGTCCGTGACTGCTCCTCTTTGATATACATTATGAAAATGTTGATACTTATCATCGTCGGCTAATTTCATATCAAATCCAAGAAGTACAATCCTCTTGGCCCCAGCCTGGGCAGCAACACTTATTGATGCAGCACCTGAATTAGAATTCCAACTAACATAACCTGGCCTCATGCTTATCCCTCTTGAATGCGCTCCATCCCTTTGGAAGTTCTTAACCCAAGGTTCTCGTATTGAATTACTATTGCAGGAAACCTTTAATCCAGGGAATTGTGATAGCTGCTGTTTAAATCTCAAGAAGAATCCTCCATCCCCAAAGAATACCATATCTATCCAATTCCCTATCATAAAAGCTACATTAATTCCAATCACATGCTTATCATGTATTGCTGCCATGAAAGGAGAAAATATACTTAAAGGAGCTTGACTTAGCTTTACCTTTTCAACAACCCCTTTGGGGATATCGAATTGCTCAGCCACTGATGGTCCTCCTCCTAGGATCCAAACATCCCCTCCTTCCCACATTCTGGGTACCTTCCAGTTCATTTCGACAAGGCGGCTAACATACTTTCAGCAATATTCTTTGGAAGAGGTTTATCATTGATGGTCTTCCAAATAGGTTCACCATCCTCATCCTCCCCTACCTGATACGAAACATCAAACAGGGTTTTACTCTTTCCCCTTGGCCGGATCACGTATTCGGTCTTGACTGCAGCAATCATAGGAGCCACTGTATCTTCTGCAGTAAGCTCTTCCAACGGAATAACCAAATCCCTGAATTGCTTAGGTATGTCACTGGGTTTGGCTCGGAACTTTTCACCAGGTTTAATTATCTTATGATTAAACCGTAAGGAACCCTTTCCTACTTTCTTCCACCAAATCTTTGCATCAGGATCAGGAACGGGAGGAGGAGCCTGTTGTGGTTCCACCTTCACTTCCTCTGGTAACTTGTCGACTTTTGGTTTGTCAACACTTGGTTTTCTTTCACGACGTTCCATATTCTTTATTCTTTTAAATTGATTAAAAATAGAGACTTGATTAGTCTTTTTTATTTATGCGAGATGTACAATTCCGCATCTACCATCCATATCAGAACGAATCTGAGGAACCTGAATGGTCATGACCTTGTATTTATTAACCATTCCACCTTCAGTACTCCACTGAACGTTCTGTAAATCCATTCCCCTTACAAGGCGGACGACATCAGGAGTCATCTGAACCATCAGGACATTGTGGGCAGCAAGAGTATCAATAACCTTGATCTCTTTAATTCCTCCAAGTTTCATAATCCTATCCCTTATGGTCATAATTGAACCACCAGATACGGAATAATCCTCATCCATAACAGTTTCATAATCTGTAGGAATATAGATTTTCCAAGGACCATGATAACGTGCAGCAATACTGGCTGCTTTCATTTCCTGGACATCCTGTAAAATCATGGCTCCGGTCGCTGCTGAAGCGTTCCACTGAACTGACAGGTTCACCAAGTTACGATCTGGGAAATTAACATAACTGTAAATGGTATTCCTGTTCCTACTGTCTTTGTCACCAAAGCTGTAAGTGGTATCAGTGAAGAGCATATTTTCCATCTTTTCCAGCACTTTCCTTGCAGCACGTTCAGCTGAAGTGGTATCCAAAGGATTCCCCAGCTTCCGTGAAGCTTCCAATACCCTCGCATTGATTTCATAATCAACGTGAATGATCGGTATTGGTAAATAGTTATGCTGGAATACAGGACGGTCATTAATACTCCTCGTCACAGCATCCATTGTCAGATCAGCCTCCATAGCATCACTTACATCATGCCATTCAAGGACTGTCGTACCCATTGCATTACCAAGAGTGTAGGTAAGGCCTTCATTAATTAAATCCTGAACACCACCTAACCTGTACCTCTTGACTTGCATAAGGGCTTCATCAAGCATCATCCATTCTTCCCTTCTAAGTGTAGCACCCGCATAGGAAGGAACTGTATCCCAGCTCTCATCCTTATTTGGATCTCCACCTTTGTAAATGGTCATGTAGGCTCCACCATCCTCATCATCAATGAAAGGACGCATACGACCGAGATTCATTCCACCTTCGGATATGAACTTGTTGGCTACAATACCAGAGCCACCGGTCTTTCCAATAATATCAACGTGTTTGTCGGGCATTTTTTTATCCTCCTT